GCCAATGCTAATAGTCCTTGATTGTTCATGGTACAAAGGTGCAAATTTTCTATAGAATTAAAGAATTTTCCCCCTGATTTATCGGGTGAGCCAATAAAATGGCAGAATTAGTATTTCAAAACAGAAATGGCAACGATGTTACAACTTCTTTAATCGTTGCACAAGTGTTTGGGAAAGAACACAAAAATGTAGTGAGAGATATTGAGAACCTCTCATGTTCAGAAACTTTTAATCAGCTCAATTTTGAGCGCATTACCTACAAGGATGCACGAAATAGAGAACAGACTGCATACGAAATGACGAAAGACGGTTTCAGCTTCCTTGTTATGGGGTACACGGGAGCAAAGGCTGGAGAGTTCAAAGAAAAATTCATTTCCGAGTTCAATAAGCGAGAGTCGTTACTAAAAAATGATGATTACATTCTTATGCGATCCCAACAGATTTTGCAGAAACGTATAGAGATTGCAGAGGAAAAGATTAAGCGTCTTGAGCAGCAAAATTCCAAACTCCAGCCCAAAGCCTTTTTGCCGACTGCATCATGCAGTCGGAGGACTGCATCTCGATTGGCGAGATGGCTAATATTTTGAAACAGAACGGTCTTTTCGGCAAGGGTCAAAATTCTTTCTTTGAGTGGCTTCGCTGGAGCGGCTACCTGTTGAACCGTGGCTCCCGTTACAATCTTCCTTCCCAGCATTCCATGCGATTGGGTATAATGCGTATAGCCGAGCAGCAGCGTGGTAGTGTTTTCATCAATAGGAAAGCCGTTATCACGCCTTACGGCCAGAGATATTTCATCGAGTTGTTCGGCAAGAGCAGTACGGCCGGCCAATGCACCATAAATTTCATCTATAAATAACAATATTGATTATTTTAATGTATTTCCCGCTTTTTTGAGTGGGAGTGCTTTTTACACCCATAACCGTTGCTGTTCGCGACATAATTCGAAAAGACTATGACAACATTAGAAAAATTGGAAAATCTTCTTAAAGAGATGGAGGCCGGTAATAAGAGATTTGAACGTATTTGCAATTCCAATCTCAATTCCAACAGCCATTTAAAGCTGATCGTGTGCACCGGCAGAAAGACAACAGGCAAGTTTGATTTGCGAAAGTATAATAAAATGATTATATGATATGAAAACAAAAGCCATGAACCGATACGACCGGGGCATGGCTTTGTTGTATTAATTAGATCGTTTCGATTTACGGCTGTAAAACTTTTGCAGCTTTTTCTATAGCCTCTTTCGCACCTTCCCTATACGCCTGTGCGAACTCTTTTCTTTCCACCGAAGACAATGAAGCAAGGAATGCTTTAAACCGTTTGTCATATTCCGATTTTTGTTCTTTGGTATTCGCCAAGGCAAAATCAGCCTTCCATCTCTTAAGTTCCAATCTTACGTCCATGATATTTCGTTTTTTTTAGGTTGTCGGAAAAGGCAATCACCGCTATATATAAGTATTGTATTCGTATCGCAAATATAGCAGAAGTTTCTTTATATAGCAACTCAACCAAGTTTTTTAATGGATTCTGTTATTTATCCAAATTCTAAATTGCAAACAAATATGCCATAATTCTTTGAATTGTTTTTAAATGTATATTACTTTGCCGTAAACAACCAAATTATTATAACTATATGAAAAAAGTATTATTTGTTTTATGTATATGGTTGTACGCTATGCTGTGTATAGGTCAGGGGGTGTCTCATCTTGAATTTAAGGGTATTCCAATAGACGGTAATTTACAGGAGTTTGTATCAAAGATGAAGTCGGAAGGCTTTTATAGCAAGATGTATAATAATTGGGGTGCAATAATGCAGGGTGATTTCGCAGGAGAGAATAGCCATGTGTTCATTTATAGCACCACGGAAGAGAAAATAGTGTGGAAAGTATCGGTGTATTTTGATTCATGGGATAATTGGCTGTCTTTGGAGAGCCAATACTATGAGATTAAAGATATGTATACAAAGAAATATGGGAAACCAAAGAAACATTATGAATCATTTTCTAATGGAAGGGTCCCTATTGATAAAATGCGTGCAGTAAACTCAGATACCTGTGATTACGCCTCGTATTATTTCTTTCCGGATGGTGTGATAGTTGTGTCCATATCTCCTTTTGGCTGTGTGAAAGTATCGTATGAAGATGAATATAATTCATTATTAGGCAAACAAGATGAAGAAAAATATCGAGAGAATGATATTTAACTGTTTAATAGCATAAAAGCATTATTATGAAAAAGATTTTATTTGCATTTGTATTGATTGTGTCCATGTGTTCATGTGGAAGGGTTTATTATCAGGAAAAAAGCACACTTCTTGATTTTCGTGAGTATTCCGATGATAATGATTTTGTGATTAATCCTACCAATATTTCCAATGGTGATTTTACTCCGATTGGTACATTGGAATTAGCATTTATGACCGGGAACTCTGTCAAAAAGGATATGAGAAAATATGTGGAGGAAAAGAATCTCGGATGCGGTTCATACAGATATGTCCCTACTGTCAAGAGAATGATATCAAAAGCCGTTGAGGAAGCCAAGTCATTGGGTGCAAATGGAATTATTTCTTTTGAGATAAAACGAGTGAATGATGTTAAAAAGAATAATAGTGATATGGACACATATTATGTTACAGGAATCCCAGTTATATACAAGAAATAGTTTGTGCTCCTTTAATAGGAGAATTATTGTTTGTTTTTAGTGAGGAGAAGCTTTTGCTTCTCCTTTTTTTATGAGGATATAGTTGGTTCTTTTCGTTTTTATATTGACGTAATATCAATAAAATCACTATCTTTGCTCTTAGAAGGTGTATGAAGTCATACATCGCCAAATATTTACGAAAAGACCATGGCGGGAGTAGAATTTAAAATAAAAGATGCGATTGATCCTAACATCGTTAAGAAGTTGGAAGAGATAAGGAATAATATTCAAACCACATCTTCCGAATATGCGGATTTCACAAAAAAATTAAGTGAGGGTATAAATTTCAAGCCTGGTAATCTAAAAGAATATCAGTCTAAGGTTAACAGCTATAATGCTACAATTACCAAATTATATGCTTCTCAAAATAGATTGTCTGAATTACAGGCTGGTCAATTAAAGTTATTGACCGATATTTCTCGTAAGATAGAGCTTCTTACCAAACCATTGAATACTTTGGCAGACAAGATTACGGAGGTAAAAGTAAATTTGAGAGGTGCTTCCGAAGACTTGAAAAACGTGTCACAGGATGCGGGAACTGCTTCTGTTTCATTCCAAGAGGCATCCAAGAAAATATCCATGACTGCTGCTGATTTTGATTCAATCCGTCAGACGGTAAAGGCTTTTGATGCACAAGCCGCCGAATTGAACAGTAGATTAAGCGATAATAAAGAAACAATTTCAGCCTTAAGAACATCTCTTAGGGATTTATCGAAGGAGTATAAGACAGGTGCTATCAGCGAAGAGGAATACAAGTCCAAGAGAGATGCTATAGTGTCACAGTTACGAACGCTGACAGAGCAGAATAAACAGTATTCGGCTATATTGAGAAATCATGCACAGGTGGCAATTTCCACAACAGGTAGCTATAACGAGATGAAGGCTTCAATGCTTCAGCTGGAAAAGGAATATTATAACCTTTCGCAAGCTGCACGTGAGGGGGCAAAAGGTATGGATATCTTGAACAATATTGGTAAGCTGAACCAGCAATTAAAGAATATAGATGCACAGATGGGTAATTACCAACGTAATGTCGGCAATTATGCTTCGGGTTGGAATGGGCTTAATGTTTCCATACAACAGATCGCAAGAGAGCTTCCGGCTTTGTCTGTCGGAGCAAATACTTTCTTTCTAGCTATATCCAATAACCTTCCTATGTTTGTTGATGAGTTAAAGAAAGCGAGAGTGGAATATGAACTTCTTAAGAAATCGGTGCCAACTGCTACGCCTGTATTTAAACAAGTATTAGGATCTCTTTTTAGTTGGCAGACAGCTTTGGTTGTTGGAATAACTCTTTTATCAAGCTATGGAGGTGAGACAACCAAGTGGATTGGCAGTCTGTTTGATGCGAGAAAAGAAATTGATTATCTAAAACAGCTTCAGGAGGATTTGAATAAATCTCAAAAAGAAGGTGTGAAAAATGCCCAAGATGAAGCTGTTAAATTGGATATATTATATAGGGCTGCTGTCAATTTGAATAAACCTATGGGAGAACGGAAAAAAGCAGTTGAGGAACTTAAAAAGCAATATCCTTCATACTTTAAAAATATAAGTGATGAAAATATTCTTGCAGGTAAAGCGGCTGATAGTTATCAAAGGTTATCTAATGCCATATTGGCTTCAGCTAAAGCTAGAGCCGTGCAAGATCGTCTTGTGGAACAGGCTAAGCAAAAATTAGACTTGGAAGATCAGTTGGCAGAAAAAGAAGAAAAACGCGCGAACCTTGAATCTGCTAGAGATAAGATGAAAGCGCAATATGAATCCAGTCAAGGGGCAGCTATGGATACAGCTAGAGACATGTATGGGAAGTTAAACAAACAGGTTGAAGACTTGGATAAAGAAATAGGTTCTTTATTAAATCAATTGTATCAAGCAGATAAGGCCAGTAAAGAAATAGCAAGCTCTATTAATATTGGAGATGTTACATTTGATCCTCATTCTGCCGATAAAGCATCTGATGATTTAATGCAATACATGAAGGGTATTAGGAGTAAAATGGCTGATCTGTCGGTTTCCCTCATTGAAGATGAGCACCAAAGGAATATTGCCGCCATAGAGAAAGGATATAACGATCAGATTGCAGCTATAAAGGGGTATTCTGAGGAAGAGAACAAACTCCGGGAAATGTTGGCTCAAGAGAGAATGCAGAAGATAGCGAAAGAGAATGAGGAATATACTAAGAAGTTGGCAGAGGCTGATGAAAAAAGGATTGAGGAAAAGAAAAAGCATACCGATGAGATACTAAGACTGGAAGAGGAACAATCATCTCTCCGTATAGCTGCTACAAGTACTGGATATAGGGAACTTGAAAACATTATAACAGCCAATTACGCAAAAGGTATGATGTCGCGAAAAGAATATGATGAAGCCATGCGTGAATTGGAGAAGCAAGCCGCAAACGAGCAATTGCAGATACAGATAGATGCTACTGAAAAAATGATTGAGATAGCGGAAGCATCGGGCGTGGTAAGCAAGCAACAGATTGAAATGCTGAGAGAATCCATAAAGGCAATGGAAGCAGAGATAGGTTCCATAAATGCGGATGATCAGGTGAAAAAAGCGGAAGAGCAACAGGATATTACACGAAGGAATTTTGAAGCGTTGAAAGGTTATTCTTCTGCATTGAAAGATCTTGCATCGGATATCGATAGCCCGTTTGCCGGTATATTTGACGGGATGGATAAGGGATTCAGTATTATGTCTGATAAGATATCGGGTGTTTGGGGAGAACTTACAGACGGTGAGAAGATAGAAAGAACTACCGAGATGTGGGGAGCGATGGTTGGCGGGATTGGTAGTATGATATCATCCATTTATGATCGCCAGATTGAAGCTATTGAGGCTGAACAGGAAGCGAATGAGAAAGCTGGTGAAGAGGAAATTTCCCGTATAGAGGCTTTAGAAGAAAGAGGTGCTATAACAACTGAAGAAGCCGAAGCGCGTAAACGTGCGGCGGAAGATAAAACGGCACAAAAGAATGCCGAATTGGAGAAGAAAAAAGCTGCATTAAGAACAAAACAGGCAAAGTTTGAGAAAGCTACCAGTATAGCTGAGGCGGCTATACAGATAGCAGGTGGTATTTTGCAGACGATAAAACAATTGGGCTTCCCTGCTGCAATACCTATGATAGCTGCTCTAGGTGCTATGGGAGCGATACAGCTTGCTACTATTATAGCGACTCCTATTCCGAAGTATGCCAAGGGTACTGATTCGCATAAAGGCGGATTGGCTGTAGTGGGTGATGGTGGTGTTCCTGAAACAATCGTTATTGATAAAGGAGCGTATATTACTCCGTCTGTCCCTACTTTGGTTGACATCCCTAAAGGCGCGAAGGTTATACCTTATGCAGTGGATATGGACAGGATAAAGGCTCATGCAAATGATTTTGATGGTCTTATGGCATATAGAAGCGAAAACGATCTTCCTCCTGTATCAATAGTTAATGATTATAGTGAACTGGAGAAAAAGATAGGGCATCTGGAAAAATCACAGCAGATAGGATTTGCAAAATTAGCCAAGGCGATAAGAGAAAACAATTATCAGCAATTTTCAAAAAAGATTTGATTATGAAGTATACAAGTGACATATATGAGATACCACTGTCTGTTTTTATAGAGATATACACAAATGAGGGGAATGATGTGGAATTTAAGGATGGGGATAAGGATCACGAGTCTGAAAAAATCATTAATGATTATATGGAGATAGTTAGCGGAAGACAGTTATTAGCCGAGATCTTAAATTGCAATGAGAGGATGAATCTTGCGATGACCGTGGAACTGATGAAGGCGTGTGAGAATATGATGAGGCTTAAGATGTATGATGATGTGTGTGACATACTGTTGCAGATAGGGTACTCCTGTAAGAAGTCGGATATATCCGGTATGTCTTCGAGAATCTCAGCGTTAAAATCCCGTGCCCAATATGATTTGGATAAGATAAGCAAGGAAAAGAACGAAGAACCAAAGGAGAGGCCTACAAAGAAAGCATTCATAAACGAGGTTGTAGCAATCGGAAAGTATAACAAGATGCATATCAATTTGAAAGAATGGACCGCCGGGACTTATGCATGTCTTGTAAGACAGACATGTGACGAAATAGAAGAATTGAACCGAAAAAGGAAATGATTGGGATATTAGTATATAAAATTATGTTAAAATAAATAATTTGTTTATATAATGCGCCTTTTTTAAATAATTTAGCTGCGGAAATAAATGAGGACATTGGTGGAACTCTGTCTGCGTAAGATATTAAGCCGTCGGTCATTTGGTGTAGAGTTCCACAATATTGCATCATTTGGTTGGCGGCTTTACTTTTTCCGTGTAAAGGAGCACGGTACGTTTTCTTCGGACGAAAAGACATTATTATGAATGACATTCAGATTTTCAAGAATGAGGCTTTTGGTGAGGTTCGTGTAGCTGGTACGAGTGATGAACCATTGTTTTGCTTGGCTGATATATGTAAGGTGGTTGAATTAACTAATCCTTCATCGATTAAGTCAAGGTTGGAAAAAGAAGATGTGCAAATGATTGATTTACACGCCCTAAATCCAGATATGGAGATTGTTGGTAACTCAATGGCTACGTTTGTGAACGAATCAGGATTATATGACACTCTATTGTTAAGCAGCAGTAATAAGGTTAGACCTTATAAAAGATGGATTATACATGACGTTTTGCCATCTATCCGTAAACACGGTATCTATGCTACGGATAACGTTATTGATCAGATTTTAAACAACCCTGATTTCGGAATCGAGCTTCTAACTAAGTTGAAGGAAGAACGGTCAGCACGCATTGAAGCAGAGAAACAGGTAACTATTCTTACGCATGTAAATAAGACCTATACATGTACGGAAGTGGCTAAAGAACTGGGCCTTAAATCTGCAATAGAGCTAAATAAACGCTTAAATGATCTTGGAGTACAGTACAAGGTAAACCAGACATGGGTACCATACACCAAGTACGCAACCCTAGGCTGGTTTGACATAAAACAAGAAGTAACGGATAATGGCCATATTATCTACCATAGAAAGATAACAGGAATTGGTAGGCAAGGTATAATTAATCTTGTAAATCCATGTTTGTTGTGATATAGATGGATAAATAAGGTAGCTATTTCCGGGAAAATAAAAAAAAATAAAATAACAAGATGTTCTACCGATGTGAATTATTAATAGATGGTCTGAGATACCGGGTTACTGATGACCTTGAGAACTGGGACGAAGTGAAGGCTAGTTTTAAGAGAAATGACTATGACGGTGTTATCCGTACATTTTCCAACAAATTTTCTTTTGCTGGGGATGCTAGAAAATTGCTGTTAAAACAATATGATGAAGATTATTTGAATGCTTCTGCCTCAATAATAATAAGTACAAGAAATAACAGTTGGTTGTATAATGAACGGTTTAGTTGCGCTCTCAATTTTTCTACATTGCAGGATAATGGTCGTATCTTACAGATAAATGCCGTGGATGATAGCGTGGCGTCCATGATAAAGTCAAAAAAAGGAACTCAATATGAATATTCGGTCGAAGAGGTGAAAAGCCCCATTCCTCTTGTTTATGACGGACTTGAACTTTCAGAATCAGCAAAATGGATTCCTACAGGTGATGCATTGGAAGACGATGACACTCTTATTAATGTTTATTTCAGCAAGAAAATGTCACCAATGCCAATATATATAACTGCCAGTGATTCCTTAATAAAGGGGTCTCTTGAATTTAATGATCAAACAGTAGGTGGTGATGATGTATATTCGATAAAGGCTCTGAAATCAATTAGGATAAATATAGAGTTTAATATTGATATGTTTGTGTTTAGGAAATATCAGTCTGGTGCTTTGGGATATGATGTAAGAGGTGTGAGGCTCCAGATTATGAAGATAAGTAATGAGATTGATAGTAATGGGGAAGCGGTGACTACGGAAACGGTGATAGGAAGTTTTGAACTTACGACAGAATCAGAAACGCCAGTGGAAAAGAAGGTTTCGGAATCGTACAATATAAGTCTTTTGCATAATGATAAAATAATAGTGAGAGCTATGTATGTCAATGAGAAAGAAGAGATTGTACCTGTATTGCCGGATTTGCCATACAAAGTCTCAACATCAAGTTATTTTAAAGCATCATGGAAAAATCGAATAAACCCTGTTGAGATGGATGTTATAAAGCCCGATACATTGCTGAACAGACTGCTTAAAAGTATTAATGGAGAGAAAGATGGTTTGACTGGAGTGATTGAGGGGACAGGAGATAGAAGGCTTGATAATTGTATGCTCTTGGCGGCTGAATCAGCCCGTAAGATTCCTGAAGCCAAAATATATACATCCTTCACCAAATTTGCAAACTGGATGAGTTATGTGTTTGGTTATGCTTACGACATATCCGGGAATACAGTAACTTTTCGGCATAGAAGCAAATACTTCTCGGATGATGTTGTCAAAAGGATAGATGATTTATCTGATTATGAGATGAAGGTTAATTCTGCATTGGTGTATTCTCGGATACGGATAGGCTTTGACAAACAGGATTACGACACGGCTAATGGAAAGGATGAGTTCCGTTTTACGAATGAATATACCACAGGCGTGACCATGACGGACAATAGCCTTGAAATGATATCTCCATACCGTGCGGACGCATACGGCATAGAGTTCCTTGCTGACAAGATAGGTGAAGATACTACAGACAACGAAAGTGACACTGATTTATTTATGGTAGGGGTGAAATCTGATTCATCTGGACTTAAGTATATATTGAACAGAGATTATCTTATGGGTGGCGTTCTCAGCCCTGACACAATGTTCAATGCCATGTTTTCCCCTTCTTCTATGGTTTTGGCCAATGAAGCATACATCGGCTCATCTGTTGAGATGCTTACTTTTGCGTCATCAGATGGTAATAGTGATGTGGGTATTGATGGAATGGGGGAAAGTAGGGATATAATTCTTTCAAAAAGGATGTTTACTGTGGCGGAGGTGGAATTTGAGACTTCGGATGTGGAACTCCCGGAAGATCTTACAGGAATTGTTGAACTGGAATACCAAGGCAAAGTTGTACAGGGATATTATCAGCAGGCTGATTACAATTTTACAAAATCACAAAGTTCAAAGGTAACTTTGATCGTGAAAAATTTTAATTCGTTATAAAGATTCAAATTTTAATTGTTATATTTGCAATGAAAGCTTGTGAAGTCACAAGTTACTAGAAACTTACGAAAAGACTATGATATCAATCGGAGATGTTTGTCCGTTATTCTTTAAACCGCTGAAATATAAATATTCAAATGCAGGATGTTTCAGACAAGTATTTTCTGTGTCAGACAACATCCTGCTGCAAATCTTTTGTGATAACGGCGAAAAACCTTCAGCTTATTTGAATGATAAGATCGGCAATATTTCCTCCAAGATAACACTGCTCACTTATGATGTAAATGAAAGTATTAAGATGTATTATGCCTCATTATCTCCTTCGGAGGGGATATATACAGTAACTATAGCCGATAAAGAATGTGAGGAGTTCTGCGTGTGTGAGAATATAGGTGATTCTATTCTGATTGAATATTCCCATAAAGATAATAATTCTGCGTTTGATAATATATTCTGGATTGATGAGGTCCGGCAGATGTTCCAGTTCAGAATAATAGGAGGATTCAAGCCGGATGGGGTGGAGTTGAAAGTTGAAAACGAACAGTTTGTGAATCAGAAGCAGGAGATAATAGAAATGTATTCTCTCCCTTATAAAACATTTGATTTTGTTTTCGGGACAAGTTGTGGCGTTCCGTATTATATAGCGGAGTTTATAAATAAGGTACTTTGCCTTTCTCACGTCAGCATAAACGGTAATTTGTTTGTACGGGAAGGGGATTCTGTCCCGGAAAAGATTGATACAATAGGTAAGAAACAGATGTTTATATATAAAGTGACTTTACGCCCTAGACAAAATGATATCGCCGGGATCGGAGGCAAAACTGAGATTGCAACTTCATCTTCAGGAATCGCGTTTTTACTAACTAATCCAGAAGAGGACGATGTGTTGAAATATAAGAAGGCGAAAGCTGCTTTTGTTAATGAAAATTACGTGTAATCATGGCTAGAAATCGTCCTATAAAGATATTGTGGTACGGTTCGGAAACGGATGATGAAGGAAATCCGATTATACCGAAAATATCCCCGTCATTTGAAAAGCGACTGGAAGGGTTGAATGAGGGAGAGATATACATACATAATGATGATAATAATCCTTCTATTTACATAAGAACCAATAAAGACAGGGTTGTTGCCATATCGGGAGGTGCAAATATAAGTGAATTGGCTAAATATTTTTTGCGCAAAGACAAGGAGGATTCTACAAATTTTCTTTTATCATTATTTGGCGGAACTGTCATTAAGAAATATGCCAAGTTCGGTGATTTCGTTACTGGTGTATCAGGTGGATACATAGACGAAAAGGGTGACATGGAAATGGGAAGCGGCGTTTTCCGTAAGCGTTTGTTTGTACCTGAAATAGCTTATAACCGTACAACCTATTTCAAAGGACGTATGGTAAACTCCCCCGGTGGTGGTTGTACCGTATTGTCATACGTGGATAACGGCGATGGAACCTACACCATCACTCCCGATCTGACAGATGCGGACGGATTGAGCCAGTTTGTTGATGATATCCTTACCACCTATTTTGTGACTAAGAATAGCGAAGGCAAACTGAACGGTTTTGAAGAAATGAAATTCCGTGTGACTGCCGCAGATTATACCGCCAAGAAGTTTACTGTCATTCCCCGTCCGGGGCATTCTGACTGGAAACCTGCCGAGCAGATGGTATTGGCACAAACAGGTAACTTTACGGACCCGGAACGTCAGACTTATATACTTATTGATTCCGTCAACGGAAACAACTGTATTACATTCTTTGACAATGCCAACACTTGGGACCCGGAGCCGGCACAGATGCCTGCGTGGTTCGGCAAGAAAAAAGGCATGACTGTAGCCGGTATTAATGCGGACAATTACTCAGCCGTTCTTCAGAACATCATCATGACCGGGCTTATCTTTCAAGTTGATGAGATCACCGGACAGACAGTTCGTGTACCCTTGGACAAGGGTGAATGGGTTTCAGGTAAGTACGCCTACTATGACCGGGTGTCACATAACGGGGCTTTGTGGTTGTGTGTTGATGATAATGGAACAACAACAGAACCGTCAGATGATAATCCGGCATGGCTGAAACAAGTGGCGGAAGGGCAAAAAGGTGATCCGGGATTGTCCGTAGTAGGTGGCGGTCATTGGGAATCCGCCAAAACCCCGTACAAAGCCAATACAATGGTCACTCTTGCCAATTGTGTCTTTATATCCAAGGTGGAAACCTCCAATCCTCCCATCAGAATATTGCGTGTCAAAGGTGGCAATTTCTTAAGAAAGAAGGACGGTGGTTATTATCTTGCCGGGAAACCTGCCGACTGGGAGGTTAACGAAGACTGGGATATGCTGCTTGACGGGCGTGAACTGAAAGGTGAGAGTATCACTTTCCTTGGTGAATTTGCCACGGCTCCTGCCAATCCGAAAAATGGTGATTCATACCGTAACACAACTGACCGCGCCACCTACATCTATCAGGACGGAAGATGGCAGCTTATGATATCGGACGGGAAAGACGGTAAGGACTATGAGTATATATACACAAGAGGCAATATCATAGATAATCCTCCCGAAAAGCCCGACAGCCAGCAGCAGGATGATTATATCCCCGAAGGCTGGACGGATGATTTTGTTGGTGTGGACGCAGACCATCAGGTTGAATGGGGTTGCAAGCGTTTCAAGGAAAACGGTGTATGGTCAGAGTTCAGCACTCCTGCCGTGGTGCATCGCTGGAGTAAGGACGGGGAGAATGCCATCATGGCGGACTTCGATAACGAGATGGTCAATGCAGCCCTTACTTCAGATGGGAAGGTCGTATCTTCACAGATTTGGAATACAACTGTCAGCATGTGGTACGGAACGGAGAAACTCACTCTTGACAGCATCACCTGTACACCGGACACCGGTCTTACATGTACCACGGACAAGAATACGGGAGTGGTGACAATATCGGTATCTGCCGGAACTACTCTTGCTGCGACAAACACGGTGAAGATCACAATCAAGGCCACAAAGAACGGGCAGCAGTATTCCCGTGATCTTACGTTCACTGTAGCCGGGGTCCGTGGAGGTGCGGACGGTTCAGATGCCGTGCTATACAGTATAATCGTTTCTGCCACTTCTGTAAGCAAGGACAAGAATGGGAAATACAGCGTGTCTTCCGTATCATGTTACAGGCAAAAATCAGTGGGTGGCGTGATCACAACCACAACGGACGGTACATTGAAATACAGCATAGACGGTGGAACAGAAACTACCATAAACAACAATACAGCCATATCAAGCGGAAACTTTACGAAGACATTGAAGTTTATCTTTTACGTGAATGACCAGATAGTGGATGTTGAAACCGTTCCCATGCTTTCTGACGGAAAGGATGGTGCTGACGGTGAGAGCATCACAGCCGCAGGTCATTGGGAATCCGCCAATACTCCGTATGCGAAAAACAGCACAGTATCGTTTGCCGGAGGATCTTACTTAAGCAAGGTTCAGACTTCCAATCCACCGCTTCCGGTACTTCGTGTGAGAGGTGGGCGTTACCTAAGGAAGAAAGATGGCGGTTACATACTTTCCGGGAAGAGATCGGACAAGGCTGTCAACTCCGACTGGCAGGAAATGACTTCCGGTGTCGAACCGTCCGCTTCGTATTGGCTTGACAGCCCGGTAAGCACAATAAACTTTACCAGTACGGGCACACCGTCACCGTCAGCGTTTGTCGTTACCATGAAACAGAATGTAGGCGGTAATGTGAGCGATACGAACAGGTTCTATCTTGCTGCACGCAAATACAACGGAAGCTGGCTGGCTCACGTAGGTGCTACCCTAAGCAATCAGATATCCGTACCTGCGACAGCCGGATACACCCAGTTTACCGTCCGGGCTTATCAATCCGCATCGGACGCGAACGCGTGGAATAATAATTTTGTCGCTGAAAAAGGGGTGGGTGTAGCTAATGATGGTGCCATAGGAGCAACCGGAGCAACAGGGGCGTTTCCCCGTGACAGAGGTGTATTCGCATCAGGACAGACTTATGTCTGGAATGCGGATTACCGGGATAAGGTCATATATCTGATAGGGGGAGTTTATTATAATTTCCTTGTAAAGAATTACGGTGCTTCCGTTACCGCTGCACCCACATCTGTCAACGGTGATTCCAATTGGGAAGCCATGCAGAAGTTTGTGAATATCGCTACTGACACCCTGTTTGCCGATGGTGCGAATGTAGCCGGCTTCATGTTCAAAGACAAGGTTCTCAAATCTTTTAATGACAAAGGTGAAACTCTTCTTATCAACGGTGAAACCGGGTATTTAAAATGTAAGAATGCAGAGATAACCGGAACTATCATAGCGACAAAGGGAACAATTGGTGGATTCAATATTGGTAGTGACTTTATCGGCAGCACTAATATGTCGGCTGTGAATGTTGATAACTTGTTGCTGCAATACGACAAGTTTGAAATGAAATACGAACGATTCCAATCAATAGACGGACATTTATATCAAGGCATTTTGAATACAGTAATTAGAAGTGGAAGTATAACTGTATCATCAACAGGGGATGTTTCAACAGCGGATGATACCCTGTATGTAAGATGTGGAAGTTATATTTTTTCCGTTGGGCGATACGGGATTCGCAAGTCAACGAATGGAGGAAGTACTTGGGTGGATTTATAATATTAAAAATATAAAATATGAAGATAAATTTTAAACAGTTCCCCATGTACACGGGGATAGACAAGAAAGAAATGGTTGCCTGTGATGTGGCATACAGCCTAGCGAATAACCTTTATACCAAAGTGCCAGATAATATCGGAGCGCATTGTCTTTCCGAGAAGATCTATAATGCGGAAGGTAATGTGGACTTAAGCGGGCAGGAGATTGACATTATCCGATATGCTTATCCGACATTTACTGGGGCGTTTGCCGACTCGTTTGAACATTATTTGAAGACATATAAAGAGAAGGAGGAACAACATGAAGATTGAGAATTTGGAACGCGCCAGCCAGATCAATGACGAACTGGCGAAACTGAAGCTGGCTAAGGAAACGTTGAATAACGGAGGCTATGTCCGTATCTACAGCAGCGCCCGGTCAAGTGCCGGATGCGTGGAACTGGATATAGCGAACTTCAATGGCGAGGTGAGCACGTGTATTGATAACCATATCGCTGAACTTGAATCTGAAATAGAAACGCTATGAAAGAATTATGGCAATTAATCAAGATGCTGTTCTCAAGCAAGCCGGGTGATTTTGATACTCCTGAGCTGCTCTCCATGAAACATTATCCTTTCAAGGGATACCGTTTCATGATGTGGTGCGGACGGATGATATACCGTGCAGAGAATAAGGAGAACATAGATAGGTATATGCAGACCTATGCGGGTAAGGAAAGCCTGACGCACGAAACCATACACCTGCGTCAGGCACAGGTTACCGGCTCATGGGTAAAATACTACTGGCGGTATTTTGTCGAGTGGATCAAGGGAAACCCTATCTGCCATCCTGCGAGTTCTGCATATTATACTATAAAATACGAAATGGAGGCGTATGCTAACGAGAACAATCCGAATTATCCCGCGAACTATACCGGGAACAACCTTTCCCGGTACAAGATAAAAGGTGGCAGGAAGAAGCTGTACAAATCGATTGGCGGCACTTCAAAAGCGTGGAAAACTTATATTAGAACTTTATAAAATTTGGATATTATGAGTGATTTGAATCTAGAAAATATAGTTGGCTTCAAGGCTGTGGATAAAGACGGTAACGAACAGAATGTGACAGTAGATGAAATGGTGGATATGGTTTCCACAAGAATGGTTATGGCTTTGTCTGAAACTTCAACATTTGCCGCCGCTGCTGCAACAGGAAATGATGTGTATGAGAATGAACTTCCGACAGTGACGGATGCCGCAAATGTAAGAGTTTTACAAAGTAGCGGAGATGCCGCACAAATGACGATGCAATCGCTTGCATCAAAACTGGGAGAACTGATTGGTGTTGCTAATGCGGAAAAGAACGGATTAATGAGCAAAAATAATTATATTAAAATTGCTCAATCCATCACGTCTACCAAATTAATAAAAATAGAATCTTGGAATGGATATTCTACACTTGTATTTATTAGAACAAGTGGAGCAACCGGATTATATTCCATTGATGGTAACTGGGCGGACAGTGCGAAATTCACAAGATTGTCTGGTCCTTTAGGAAAGGATCACTTTAATGCATATAGAGAAGGAAATGGTAATATTTATGTAAAGACGACTACACAGTCAGAACCATTGACTGTTACGTCTGTAGGATCTAATCATGTTTTCAAATTTGAGGAATCAGATAAAGATGTTGATTCTTTAATAGTATTACAATGATCGGGAGGATCGGGTGGCACCGGTTTGTACCGGACCACCCGTTTTTTATACCAAAGATACGGTTCGCCAATAATCCCAATTAATCGCCAACAGGCAGAAATTCTTGTCTAAATTCCTACCTGTGTGAGCGTACTAATATCTATATCTACTTTAGTTGCTGAAATGGCATTATCCATAGAAACACGATTGGTAAAATATATCAAAGCTCGTGAGAATACAGGCATATATACATAGTAGTTATGATCTCCATCCTTGTATATTTTCAGCAAATTAGGACCAATACTCTTTACAACGGACAGTCCTTTAACGTGATGTGATACAAAAGAAAAGATGTCTGCGTTCTCGCTATTCCCTTCTCCAATAATATCAAAAGTAACGTTTATATCTTTAGGATAATTCAGTTTGTATAAAGCCCCTTCTCCTAGCATGTGATTTACCAAAAAATAGTTTTCATTTAACTGAAGTTCTCCCAGCTCTTTGTTTAGATAAAATCCATGTTAAAAAGAGAGTACACGAATCGTAAATATTTTACTCATTAATCCATTCTTATTAGCCGTAGCTGTACCTATCAGTCCTCCCAGGTCGGGTTTGTGGCACTATATTATGTTGGAAAACTTGGATTAGCTATTGTATCCCAGTCGCTCCATTTACCGTTGTTTACATTCATTGTACGAACAGCTAAGATGCCATTCCCGGTCACTTGAAAAACACAAGCATTATTATCGTCCATTCTAAAAACTAGAACAAGTCCACCCCCTGAAAGGGTGTCAGTAATAACGCCCGGGCTAGGTCGGTATATACCGGTTGGGGCTTGTAGTATGCTTCCTTTATATTGACTTCGTGTTCTAAACCACGTATCATTTACTCCTATCAGTCCTCCCAGAAGCATTTTTTGTGGTTTATTTTGTAAATACAGAAGAATTTTTTTAACTTTAAAACAAAA